CAGATCGGTAAGAAGACCATCGCGGCGCCCGAGATCTACGCGGCCCCGAAGGCCACCGGGAAGCTGCTCGAAGATTCCCTCTGGAACCTCGATAGCTGGGCTGCCAAGAAGATCGGAACGTCGTTCTCTCTGGCCACCAACACCGAACATTTCGCCGGCACTGGCAAAGACAACCAGGGCCGTGGAATCCTGACCTACGCCAGCGGCACATCCTGGGGCCAGGTTGAGCAGCAGGTTACCGGTGCCAACGCCGGCTGGACCTACGCGGCTCTCGTGTCGTTCATTTCCCTGCTCAAAGAGCGCTACCTCACCAACGCCACGTGGCTCTTCAGTCGCTTGGGCTTCGCCGCCATGCTCCAGATCGCGGACGGCGACAGCTCCTACGTCTACGTGCCCGAGATGAAGATCGCTGGGTTCCCTGGCGCCATCGCGGGTTTCCCCTTCCGCCTCGCCGCCGACATGCCCAACCCGGCAGAGGACGCCCTGGCCTACGCCCTGGGCGACTGGCGCGAAGCCTACACCATCGTGGACCGTCTCGGGATCTCGATCCAGAGGGACGACGTCACGGTTTGGCCCGATGTGTACTTCAAGGCCCGCATGCGGACCGGCAGCGACGTGACCAATTTCGAGGCCTTCAAGATCGGCGAGACCGACACCTAAACGAAAGGAGGTGATCTGAAATGGTCATGAAAGATTTGTATCACAATCTTCTCGCCAACGCCGCAGAGGCAACCGGGAATCAGTGTATCGCATCTCAGACGCTTGCGGCGAGCGCGGAAGGAACCGGGCAGGACTTGCGCGGGTACCGAGGCGCTCTTGCCATCGTCGATATCGGCGACAGCGCGGGCACGCCCACCACCACAAACAAGTGGTCGATCATCCTCATGGAGTCGGACGACAACAGTACCTTTACAGTCGTGGCCGACGCCGACATCCAGGGCGACAGCTCCAGCGGTGTCATCCATGTGATCGACGACGCGACCACGAAGGACAATATCACGATCAGCCGGGGTTACATCGGCAGTTCGAGGTATTTGACCGTCTACGCCACGAAGGCCGCGAGTGGGCCGAATCAGCCGCTCACAGCCGTTATTCTCAAGGGATACGCGGAACAACTCCCCGTCGTGTAACAGCCATCGCGGGGGCGGGCTTCGGCTCGCCCCCGCATAACCTGTTTTGTGAGGCGATGAGATGAAAATCGAGATGTTGACGAAGCGCGCCGACATGCGGACGCGGTTCCCGCAGGAGCGGAAGTTTTACGAGAAGGGCAAGACCTACGCCATCCCCGGCGGCATGCCTCTCTCGCTCGCTCAGGCTTTCGAGGCCTGTGGCGCTGGCGTGATCATCAAGAAAGAAAAGGCGGTCCTCTTCTCGCCCGAGAACAAAGCGAAGGCTGCCGCGCCCGAGAACAAGGCCAAGGGCAAGAAAGCCAAGGGCAAGAAGAAATGAGCCTGTATCAGAGTCAGGAGCAGAGCACTCCCCCGGGATCGCACTCGTGGAAGCTCAAGACGGCCCCGCTCGTCGAGCCGGTGACGCTGTCTGAGCTGAAAGAGTTTGCCGAGATCGACCACGACGACCGCGACGAGATGCTCAAGAAGATGATCAAGGCGATGCGTGAGGAGGTTGAAGAGTACCTCCACCGCGCCCTGATCGAACAGTCCTGGCTCTACTACCTCGATGCGTGGTTCCCGACAGCGCTCGAACTACCGCGCTCCCCGCTGATCTCGATCACGGCGGTTCTCCTCTACGACAACGACGACGCCAGTGAGGCATGGAGCAGCGACAACTACCTCGTGGACATCACATCCACTCCCGGCCGGATCGTTGACCTCAACGGGCCGCCAACCACGACGCGGGACACACGCGGGATTGAGATCGAATTCAAGGCCGGCTACGGCACGGCACAGGGCGACGTTCCCGAACCGATCAGGCAGGCGATCATGCGGGGCGCTGCCTTGATGTTTGACGAGAAGGTCACGGCGGGTAAGGCGCTCGAATCCGTGGCAGGCATGATCTGTAAGTACAAGGTTTTCACACTATGACGGCGCTCATGGTAAGGCTGAAACACCGGATTGAGATTCAGGAAGCGGTGCAGACTCCGAACGCTTCCGGGGGTTTTACCACGACCTATTCGCCGCTGATGAAGGTGAGCGCGGAATTCAAGGAGAGCGCCGGGACGCAGCCGATCGGGAGCGTGAACGCAGGATCGAGCCCGACCGCAAAGGTGATCATTCGGTACGTGCAGGGAATCGAAAAGGACCAGTTCGTCTACCTCTTGCGCAAGCGTGAGAAGTGCAGACGGTTTCGAATCCTCAACATGATGAACGCGAACTATCGGCACCTTGTTCTTTCTGTCGAGGAGGTCGAGGAAGAATGAACCACAAGTGGAAACGAATCTTCTGGGATTGGGCCATTCCATTCATCCTCGTCGTTGCTATCGGCTGGCTTCTGATCCTTCTGAACGGGTGCCAATCTGTCGGGGAGCTGGAATCGAAGGCAGAAACAAAGTCAGTCACACGGCTCGACATCATCGGCACAATCGACGGCGTTGCTGTTGACCTAACTGCTGACCTTGTGACCGATACGACGGAAGACAAAAGAGCGAACGAGAGAGTAACGAGAAACGTGAACGCGGGGGGCCTTGGCTCGCTTGATATCCTTGGGGGATTGGCGGGCGGAGGCGGTTTATTGGGTGCGCTGTTCATGCTGATTCGATCGATCCTGAATTCCAAAGAAGGGCAGGCATTCGGACCGATCACAAAACAGAAGGACAGCAACCCATGATCGACAGCGTACCGGAAGGGCTCCCCATGACGGTCATCGCGGTAGTGTACCTCGGTGACAAGATCAACTCCTGGCGGAAGAACGGCAGCAGCGCTCACAAGATGCCAGACACGTGCAGGATGATGCTCAATGATATCAAGGATGCTCAGAAAGAGGCAGTACGGCTTCAGGGCAAATCGATCACGCTCATCGAGAAGGTGAGCAACTGCCTCGATGTCATGAAAACTGTGATTCTTGAGAGGAAGAAGTGAAGCTCAGAATATCGACAAACCAACCGCCCAGGAAAATAGCGCAGGCGTTAAGGGACAACGTGCCTCCGCTCACGGGTATCATGCGCGTGATCGCAATCGGGGCGATGAACATCGCGAACCGGTACAAGCGAGCCGTCCAGAAGGGCCCGGCCACGGGGAAAGTCTACAAGCGCGGTGGAGTGGAACACCAGGCATCCGCAAAAGGCGAGGCTCCCATGACAGACCAGGGAACACTCGTGTCGAGCATCCTTCACCGAGCGCAGCAACTCAGAGCAGAGGCCGGATCGATGGCGCTTTACTCGCCATTTCTTGAGCCCGACCGCCCTGCTCTCGGCCCAGCGGTAGACGAGGAAACGCCCCGTATCTGGAACGCCCTCGATAACCTCTTTCGGAGGGCCACCAGGTGAGAATCGCTCCCATTGTGGCACTACTCAAGGCAGGAGACAGCCATTTCTCCGGCAACATTGCCGGGACCGCTGATCTCGCCGCCCTGGTGCTCAAGGAGGGAGCTTACCCTGTGCCGTCCTGTTTCGTCGCGCAGATCGCAGAGACGGCTACGGAGAACACCGACGACAACGAGACGAATCAGATCGTGACGACCACCTTCGGCGTTCTGGTCTGCCTCGACAACCGGCAGGTGACCGCCGAGAAGATCGGGCTCACGGCGCACGAGCAGCTCGACCCGGTGTGGGGCGAAGTGTGGGCGTCGATCGGAGGCGTGATCCTTTCCGGGATGGAGTCTCCAATCAGCTTATCGGGTGGGCGACAATACGATTTCGACGATGCTCGCCTCTGGTATCTGTGGGAGTTCCAGGTTGATCACAGGATCACTCAGCCTGTCCGCGTTGTGAGCGACGACGACCTTGAGAAGATTTACGGCGAGTACCAACTCACTACAGCGATAGACGGAGACACGGAGAATCAAGAGGACATTGTTGAACTGGAGGCCCCGTAATGGCCAGAGCATTGATCAAATCCGCTCACGATTGGCAGGTGCTGAACCCTTTCAGGAATCGCCCGATCCCACCGGAGGGCGAGGAAGTGGAACTCAACTCTTACTGGATCAGACGGCGCAGAGACGGAGATATCACGATCGAACCCGTCAAGCCTAAAGCCGGTAAAGCGAAAAATACAAAGGAGACCAGGAAGAATTAATCCGTAACCCGGGCAGAGGCAAAGGAAGCAATCGGAAGTTACTCCCTACCTCCGCCCCCCAACCGGGAGGCATTTAATCATGACAATCACTTTCAATGGAATCCCCCTGGATGTGAGGGTGCCGGGAACCTACGTGGAGACCGACAACTCACAAGCCATTCAGGGACTTCTCGCACAGCCACGAAAGGCCCTCATCATCGGACAGATGACGAGCGGAGGCGTGGCCACTGAGCACGTGCCGATCCTTATCAGCCAGGGGCCACAGCAAGGAGACTATCAGTTTGGCCCTGGCTCCGTCCTCGGTCTCGCGTGCAAGGCGTTCAAACTCGCCAATCCCTACACGGATCTCTGGGCTGTACCACAAAACGACCACGGTTCCGGTGTAGTCGCACAGGGAACGATCACATTTGCAGGGACAGCCACAGCCAAGGGCTCTATCAATCTCCTCATCGCTGCAGAACCAGTGATCGTGGCGGTCGAGGTGGGAGACGCGGCAGCTGCCGTTGCGGCTGCTGTGGAAGCCGCGATTGATGCGAACGTGAATCTTCCTGTAACAGCGGCGGTGGCCGCGGCCGTCGTGACGGTGGAAGCCAAGAACGCCGGAACACTCGGCAACACCATCAGCCAGGCGGTCAACTACTTCCCTGGCCAGTCTACCCCGGCAGGAATCACAGTCACCTTCGATGCCGCCTATCTCGGCACCGCTCAAGCGGGTTCTACAGACCCTGACATCTCCGTGGGTGGTGTGGATGCGGACACGATCGCTAACTTGCTCGATGAGCCCTATGACTACTGGATCTCCACCTACAAAGACAAGGTCAATGTCGATGCCATCACCGATGAGCTGGAGCGGCGGTCTGGGCCTCTTGTGCAGGTTCCCGGCTTCTGCTTCTGGGCTCGCAACGGATCGCTGTCCTACCTCCAGGCGTGGACCGGGTGGACCTCTCCGGGGAATAGCGAGTTCGCCTCTGGCCTCAGCTTCCACCTGAGCCCGGAGCCCTCATGGAAGGTGGCGGCCGTCTACGGTGCGACATGCGCCAGGTACTACAACCCGAAGAAGCCGCTCAAGGCCCTGGAACTCAAGGGTCTCCTGCCGCCTACGAACGCAGGAAAATTCGACTTCTACGAACGCAACACCCTGCTCAACTACGGCTGGTCCACGTTCACGGTGGCCCTCGATGGGACGTGGGTGCTCGAGCGAGCGATCACGAACTACCAGGAATCCCCCGCAGGCGTAGACGACCCGTCCTACCTCGACGCGGACACCCTGCTCAACCTCTTCGATATCCGCTACCAGTGGCGATCGCGAATGCTACTGCGCTTCAACCGCAACAAGATCGCCGACGACGGAACCACGGTTGACGCCGGCGGTGGTGTTGTCACCCCAAAGATGATCCGCAATGAAACGATCGGCCTCTTCGGAGAGCTGGAAGACGCGGGCTACGTCGAGGCGCTTTCCGGCTTCAAGGAATCGCTCCTGGTCGAGCGCAACAGCACGGACGTGAACCGCGTGGACGTTCTCATGGCGCCGGACATCACCAACCCGCTCTACATCATCGCGGGCAAACTTCAGTTCATTCTGTAGGAAGGAGAAAGAATCATGCCTACCATTTCTGGACGCTGCCAGGTGTCAGTCAATGGCGTGGTGCTGTTGACCAAATCGGGCGTAAAGATCGGTGGTATCGGTGGACTGGAGCGAGAAGGCGTTTATGGCGATTCTCCGAAGGCCCACGGCCACACCGAAAAAGCAGTTCCCGCCACGGTCGATATGACCATCACGGACAGGGACGACATCTCTCTCACCGCCATCGCCAACATCACAGGCGCGGTGGTCTCTGCCGAGATCTACGGCGGGAAGTCCTACGTTTCCAAAAACGCATTTTGCAGGGGCAACCTCGAAATGACGACCGGTACTGGCGAGACGCCGGTGGTGTTCGAGGGCGATCCCTGGGAGGAGCAGCTTGACTAATGAGTGAAGAGAACACGATCACATTGCAATTCCCGCTCAAGCACGGTGATGAGGAGATTCACGAACTTACCTTTCGACCAGTCAACATGAAGACAATGAGAGTGCTGGACAGCGCAAAGGGCGAGATCAATCAAACGGTTCGTCTCATCGCCGCCATCACGAGGCTTCCACCTTCGGCGATCGACACAATGGACGCCCGCGACCTTGACGCGGTGAATGAGGCGATGATCCCTTTTCTACCGGCTTCCCTCCGAACTGGAGGGAGTGTGCCGGAATTGTAGCAGACCGGTTCAAGTTTTCGCATGACGAGATCATGGGCTTCACAGCGGACGATCTGAAATTCTGGATCGAAAGGAATAACGAAATCTGTGAGCGACAGAAACAGTAGATACAAACTCAGCGTGATCATCGATGCCAAGGACCGGGCTACGGCGCCGGTTAAGCGCGTATCGATGGGAATCGCTGGGCTTACTACCAGGCTCAAGGTAGGTGCTCGGGCTGTCGCTGACATCAATAACAAATTTGCAGCAATGAGAAGTCGGAGCGTTCTCGCGCTTACAGCAATCAAGGCCGCTACCATTGGCGTGATTATGTCCACTGCCAGCTACGGCGACAGACTCGCCAAGACCGCCAAGAAGCTCGGCCTCACTGTCGAAGAGCTTCAGGAATACCGCTACGCGGCTCAGAGGGCGGGCCTCGAAACGAGTGCCTTTGACGTGGCCTTCCAGCGGTTTGTGCGCCGGACAGCAGAGGCCCGGAAGCTCCAGGGAACGGCGGTCAAACCCCTCCAGGAACTCGGCATCACGCTCAAGGATAACAACGGGGAATGGAAGACCTCTCAAGAGTTGTTCGCAGAAGTGGCCGACGCCATGGCGAACACCACTGATGAGTCCATAAAACTCAAGAATGCTTTCGCCTTCTTTGACACCGAGGGCGTGGCGCTCGTGAATATGCTCAACGGCGGTTCCAAAGAACTCAAGGAGATGGCGAAAGAAGCTCAATCCCTCGGGCTCATGACTGATGAGGCGGCGGCTGGATCTGAGGAGTTTCAAGATCGGCTATTGAATCTAAAGACCGCCGTTACCGGCGTGGTGTTCTCGCTCGTGGAAGACTATTTCCCGAGCATCAATAAATGGATGAAGACCACTACTGAGTTAACGACCGCCAACAAGGAACTGATCAAGATAAGAGTTGCCGAGTGGATCGGCAAGATTTCAACGGCGGCGAAGGTTCTGATTGGGATAATCACAATTTCCTATCTCACTTCGTTTATCCAAAAAATAGTCTGGCTATCGACAACTCTCAAGGGGCTCGCACTTGCCCACCCTGTCTTGACACTGATTGCGGCCGCTATTGGAACGATCGCCTACGCGGCCCACCTCGTCTATCGTGAATGGGACACTGTCAGTCACTTCCTTATCACCCTGTGGGACAAGATCGCTCATGCTGTCGCTGTGGCCGCTGAAAACATCTTGAACGCGATCACAGCCCCTATTAGGGCGATGCTTGATCTGATTGATCTCCTCCCCGGTGCTCAGAAGTTGTTCCGCACTGCCTTCGGTGTGGATAGCCGCGTGTTAGCCCGAAAAATGAGAGCTGATTTCTCGTCGGGCGGTATGCCATTTCGTGAGAAATGGAGCACCTCTGAGGACAGTGGCAATTGGTTTATCGGCGGCGGTCAGAAGGAAAGTGACGTCGGCCCTCTCTCCGGTTCTTACGTCGAACTCAAAGTAGAATTCGACAACGCCCCGAAGGGGATGCGCCTCAAGGAGCCGAAGCAGACCGGCGATGCGAACGTGGATATCAATGCGGGCCTCAATTTTGCAATGGGATAGACCATGGCTTATTGGCGGGAAGAGTTACGGATCGCAACCTTCAGAGGGGTTCCCTTCTACGTTGAAGGGCACGATCTCTCCGCAGGCCGTCGCACCGCTCGCCATGTGTTCCCCGGCAAGGATCTGCCCTATGTCGAAGACCTTGGCCGCAAGCCCCGCGAATACCACCTCACCGCCTATGTGATCGGAGAGGGATACTTCAGCGCTCGTGACGCACTTCTCGACGCTCTCGAAGCCGAAGGCCCTGGCGATCTCGTCCACCCTTTCCTCGGTTCCGTCAAGGTAGTCGTAATGGAGAATAGCCTCCGGGAGAACTTCCGCCGCGGCGGAATGGCTTCCTTCTCCATCGCTTTCGTGGAGTACGGGGAATCGATCTTCCTGGGCGAACGGGTGGACTACGGGGCGATCGCCACGCAGGACGCCACGAATGCTCTCGCGGCGCTCATGGACTTCCTCGGGATCGAACTCGATCTACCGACTGATTGGTTTGGTGCAGAAATCATCGCCGCCGTCTCCGCTGGTTACGACTTCGCCACGGATATCATCGAGGGTGCCAATGACCTGTACGGTGCGACTGTTGGAGAGTTGCTCAACACAATCCGCGAAGCAGACGCGGCGCTTTCCGGACTCATCGGGAGTGCCACGGGCTTGGCGTCGAATATCTTCTCGACGTTCAACAGTTTTTCGACGTTGATTTCATCATCGCAGAGCTTCGCGGCGTTTAACGCCATGCTTCGCTTCGGTGATTTCGGCGATGGGAGCAGCGCCTACGGCGGCATGCTTCCTCCAATCCCCGGCACGACCAACAAGCGAGAGACTCAGCAGGCGAACCAGGACCTCGTGGTGCGGGCCATGAAGCAGGCCGCAACGATTGAGGCTGGCCGATTTGCTCTCATCACGGACCTCGACAGCTACGACCAGGGCGCGGAGATGCGTAGCCTTTTGGACGAGAGGCTCGACGAGTTGATCACCGAGGCGGCGGACGATAACCAGGACGACGCGATGGAAGCCCTCGAGACGTTCCGGGCGTCCATGATTAAGGCGATGAACCAGAAGGGCGCAAACCTCGCCCGTATCGTTAACTACCCGTCTCCGGCCACGGTCGTGTCTGCACTGAGCCTGTCCTATGCGCTCTATGGCGTGATTGACAGAGAACAGGAGATCATCGACAGGAACTTCCCCACCATCGAGCACCCCGGTTTCTTACCGAAGGGCGAGACTCTGGAGGTGCTCAATGCTTGATCTGCGTCTCCGGGTTAACGGTGTCATCTACGGCGGCTGGAAGTCGGTCAATGTCACCTTCTCGCTCGAGCGGCTTGCGGGGACGTTTGAGCTCGTCATGGCTGATAGGGATTCCGGCGCCGTCAACAGAATGGATATCCACCCTGGCAATTGGTGTGAGCTGTTCATTCAGAATCCATCCGACGAATACCCCGTTATTTCGGGATGGATCGACAACGTGAACGTGGCCTACGGCCAAGGCGACCACTCTCTTGTGGTCACGGGCCGTGACGTGATGGGCGATCTGGTTGATTGCTCGGCTGGCGTGGGGACCGTTGGCGAGTGGCAGGATGCAAGGCTCGAAAACATCGTCTCCGATCTCACTTTCATCCACGGAGGCGAAGGGGACCAGCGAACAATCATCGTCCAGGTTGAACGCGGCGCCGATACCGGGGAGCCGTTCAAGCATGTCAAGATCAACCTCGGTGAGACGGCGTTCGAGGTGATCGCTCGGCTCTGCAAACAGAGGGCCGTGATCCCTTATTCGATGGGAGACGGCGTGCTCCGCCTCGGCAGGGCGGGTGATCGTACCGCCTACGAGAAGCTCGTCTACGGCGAGAACATCAAGGCCGCACAGATCACGAACTCCAACCTGGAACGGTTCCGCCACTACTACGTCGTGGGCCAGGCGCAGGGCTCCGACCTCATGGAGCCTGATGAGTTCACCAACCCTTTCGCCTCTGCATGGGATCGGGCCATCGTGCGAGATCGCCCCATGATGATTGTGGCGGAGACACAGGGCGATAAGGCGAGCCTCACGAGGCGGGCCAAGTGGGAGAGCACCTACCGGGCGGGGAAGAGTCGGCAGATCGCCTACATTGTGCAGGGCTGGACCATGAAGACCGTGGGCGAACAGCTCTGGCCACTCAATAGCCTTGTTTCAATCACGGACCCGATCGCAGGACTCGACAAGGAGAAATGGTTGATCTCCGGAGTCTCATTCAACCTCGACGAAAGCGGTAGCAGTACGGAATTAACCGTAACGCACCCTGGTGCGTTTGCGCTTTCGCCGGAAGACGACAAAGCCGGAGAGATTGGTAAGGCCTTTGACATATTGGCGAATGACTCATGACGAGCTACACCTACGTTCCAGAATGGGTGATCAAGACAATCGGGAAGTGGTTCGCCCCGTGGAAGCGGAAGATTCTTTCCATGGTGGGGCGTGGCATCGTCAAGTTGGTGAGCGACACCGGGGAGTTCCAGAAGATCCAGATCGAATCTCGGACGCAGCTTATCTCGAACCTTGAGCGGATGCAGCAGTACGGGATCACGGCCAAGCCGCACGAGGGAGCCGAGGCTCTCGTTGTCTGCATCGGCGGCGACCAGGACAACGGCGTGATCATTGCCGTGGACGATCGGCGCTACCGGGTTAAGGGCCTGGCCGACGGCGAGGTTTGCTTCTACACCGACGAGGACGAGAACGATAACAAGCACCGGATTCACTTCAAGCGGAACAGGGAGATCGTTGTCTACTGCGACAATGCGACCGTGAACGCCGACACAGACGCGGCCGTTACTGCTGGGAACGACGCAACTGTAAACGCCGGTAACGATGCCACAGTCGCGGCGACGAACAACGCAAAACTCTCTGGTCAAAACTACGCACAAGTGGAGGCGGTGACCGGCCTCGTCCTCCTCGGAACTATCGGCGGAATGAAAAAGGTTGTTCTCGATGGTGACCCTGTAGTTGGCGGGGTGGTGGTTTCCAGCGCCAATAAGGTGTTCGCAAAATGAGTAGGTTTGGCCGGAAGATGGACAACAGCAGCGTAGCGATCGATCGCCTTGCCCGGAAAGTTGCCAAGGCCAATCCGGACGAGGCGGCGCGGCTGCTCCTTGAAAGGTTCAGCTTTATGGAGATGCAGATCAACGGTCTCACTCAAAGGGTCGGGAGCCTGTCCGCTTTCCGCAAGCGGATGAACGAGAAGGGTGAGCCGTTCTACGCCAAAGTGGTCGAGCTTGAGGAGCGCATATCCAAACTGGAAGAGAGGCTCAGGAATGACAGTTAGGCATTTCAATCCTGACATTTCCGTGAGCGGCGACGGCACGTCCTGGGCGGAAGCCTGGAAGACAGACGGGGATATTGTCTGGTCGGACTTTGCGCCCGAAGAGGAGCGAATACTCTATCTCTCCGGTGGGGCTGTTTCGAGGAACTACGATCTACAAATAAACGTCGGGCGCTCCGGTACGTCGGATTACCCGATGCAGATCCTCATCGGCCAGGACGTGGGACACGATGGTCAGGCCCTTTTCGATGGAGAGTACATCCGCAACAGTGGGATCTTTGTTGGCAGCTATGACTATGTGACAATATCGGGTGAGCAATCAGGGATCGATGACTTCCCAGAAGACTATCCTATCGCGATCGAGAGGGCGCTGAACGCCGGGATTGACGCCACTGGAACCGCGACGAGCGTCAAAGTCTTTTACGTCGAAGTTGCTGACACGGGTGGGAGCGGTATTTGGGAGCACAACATTCACTTGAACAACGCGACCGGTTGCGAGGTCGGATATTGCTACCTCCACGGTGCAGAGCGGGACGGGTTCACAGCCAACGGGAGCACTGGGACATACGGGAATAACTCGATTCATCATTGCAAGGTGCTCGATTGTAACGAAGACGGAGTAAACGTCGCTGCCGGATTCGATATTTACGAGTGCATCATTGGAGATATGGGCGGCGGCTCACACGCGGACGGCATTCAGACGCAAAAGAGTTATATTCGAGTCTGGAATAACGTTGTTTACCAGTGCCACACTCAGGGGATTTATATTGATCCCTATAACGCGGGTGCTGCCTCGCACATGCTGGTATTCAACAACCTTGTTTTCCGAACAGATGACACGATCGATATGTGGGGAATCAAGGTTGATCCAGAAGGAACGACCTCGAGCATCTCCTACGTCTATGTGATCAATAACACCGTTGCCGACTGCGGCTACTCCGGAACCTTCTTCGACAATCCCGGCGTGCCGTCATCCGATTGTATTGAAGCGAACAATCTCGTTATCAACTGCGCCAGGCGTTCGGGCGCCGGCGCTGGTGGCGACAACGGGCAAGAGACGATTGACTACAACTGCATCGTGGCTGGCGACAGCGGAACCGACGACATGCGATGGGACGGTACTATCTACAGCCACGCCGATTTTGTGAGCAATGGTTATGGACAGGCCAACGGAACAACCAGCACGCCGTCCCTCGTTTCCTATGCAGAAAACGGTGGCCTTGGCAATGACATGCACCTGCAGGTCGGCGATACCGTCTGCCGTGGCGCCGGCTACAACTATACCACACTGATCACCGGCGAGGGACTTGCGACCGCAGACAAGGACGGAGTGGCACGCCCGACATCTGGAATGTGGGATATTGGTTGCTTCCAGTACGAGGAGGCGACGGCACCCACGGTAACAGATTGCGACCCCGGCCATGGCGTTGTGGCTGGTGGCGACTCTGTTACTCTCACAGGGACCAATTTTACCACCACGCCGGATACGTCCGTGACGTTCGGCGGGACAGCGGCCACAAATGTAGCTGTGGTAAATTCCGAGACCGTCACTTGTGACACCCCGGCCAAGGCGGCGGCCGTGGTCGATGTAGTGGTGACGAACAGCAACGGATCGGGAACCCTCACCGACGGCTTTGAATTCCACGACCCGCCCGACATCACCAGCATTGCTCCTGAGCACGGCCAGGTCGCCGGCGGAGAGTCCGTAACTCTCACCGGAACAGACTTCTCGGACGAGGGAACCACTACAGTCACCTTCGGGGGCACGGCCGCCACGAACGTCGTAGTGGTTAACTCCACAACGATCACCTGCACGACTCCGGCAAAGGCGGCAGGCCAGGTTGACGTGGTTGTCACGAACGATTTTGGGAACGACACTCTCACGAACGGTTTCGAGTATCACGATCCGCCCACGGTGACGCTCTGCGCTCCGGACAATGGCCCCGTTGTGGGCGGAACCTCGGTGACCCTTACCGGAACGAACTTCACCGATGACGGAGACGACACGGTCGTTACCTTCGGTGGAGTCCCGGCCACGAGTGTGGTGATCGCCAGCCCTACGAGCATTACCTGTGACACACCCGCCCACGATGCCGGAGACGTGGATATCGTTGTCACAAACGACTTCGGCGCCGATACTCTCACCGATGGCTTCACCTACAATCCCGTGCCTGTCGTTGACAGTGTGGTCCCGGCGGACGGCAACGCCTCGGGTGGGGATTCCGTCACCATCTACGGAACTGGCTTCACTACCACACCGGACACGGACGTGGAATTTGACGGAGACGCGGCGACAAATGTGGTGGTGGTGAGCGCAACGGAAATCACGTGCGACACGCCTGCACACGCTGCCGGAATGGTAGACGTCGAGGTCGCCAACTCGAACGGGGCAGACACGCTCGAAAACGCCTTCACGTATGTAGATGCGCCCACAATCACAGATGTGGACCCGGACCATGGAACCTCAAACGGCGATACGCTCGTCACTGTCACTGGAACGAACTTCACGCCGATCAGAGGAACTACAATCACATTCGGCGGAGTGGCGGCTACAGAGGTTGCGTATGTCAGTCCGACAGAGATGACGTGCAAAACGCCCGCTCATGCAGCCGGGGACGTTGATGTGGTAGTCACCACAAGTTACGGCACGGACACTCTTGTCAATGGCTACGAGTATGCCGATGAGCCCGAGATCACGAGCACAGAGCCGGAGTACGGGCCTATCAACGGGAACAACGCGATTATCATCACGGGGACCGGATTCACCACCACAGAGGACACCATCGTTCTCTTTGGCACCACGGAAGCCATCGACCTTGAAGTGGTGAATCCGACAACGATCACGTGCAAAGCGCCGCCGCACCCAGCCGGCATCGTTGAGGTGATTGCGCTGAACAGCAACATGAACGAGTATTGGGATTACTTGGAAGGGACGTACCCGGAGCCAATTTAGATGCCTGTTTTTTACACATATATTGAGCCATCCACGACCGGACTCGGTGACGACCACGGGGGTGATATCAAGCTCCGGTATGATCCGGTGGCGCGGGACTGTGACATCGAATTCACCGCCCCGGACCTCGAGGTAGATGGAGGGCTCGAATCGGCGGTTCTGATCTCGCTGTTCTCCGACGCCCGGGCTACGGCAGAGGACCTTGCGGACGGGAACCCCACCGACAAGCGGGGTTACTGGGGAGACGCGGTCGCACCCGACGCTGGCGACGTCTGGGGCTCAAAGCTCTGGCTCTTGGAGAGAGCGAAGATCACCGCGGAGACGCTTCAGAAGGCCAAGGAATGGGCCAAAGCCGCGCTCCAGTGGCTCGTGGATGATCACGTGGCCAAGAGCGTGACCGTCGAAGTAGAGCGCATGAGCACCTATGGCCTTGCGTTCCAGGTGCAGATTCAGCGGCTGGACAAACCGGAAGAGAACTACGAGTACACCTTTGTGTGGGGTGATATACAATGAGCCTCGACAGGCCGACACTCACAGCAATTATCAACCGTATCGGTGGCGAGATGGAAAGCCGTTTCCTCGGCGCAGACACCACGCTCCGGCGCTCCGTGCTTCGGGTGCTCACTCGGGCCTTCGCTGGGAACATGCACCTTTCTGGCTACGGGACAGCGGATTTCCTCTCCAAGCAGCTCTTTGCGGACCTGGCTACCACGGAGTATCTCGAGCGTGCCGCGTCCATCTGGGGACTCACTCGACTGGCATCGGTGAAGGCCGCGGGGACAGTAACAGTGACTGGCTCTGTGGGCTCAACCATCGCAAGTGGATCGGAGCTGACCAGGTCGGACGGGGAGCGGTTTGTGACAACCGGTATCTCGGTGGTGATTCCCGGGGGCGGATCTGCCAGTCTCACGGTCGAAGCGGTGGACGGCGGCGAAGATGGTAACACCGGAGCAGGACAGACGCTCACCTTCTCCAGCCCTCCGTCTGGCGTCTCCTCAGAGACCACGGTGGATTCCACGGGCCTTGTGGGCGGTGTGGATGAGGAAACGGACGAACAACTCAGGACGCGGCTCCTGGCACGTCTCCAAGCCCCTCCGCACGGCGGCACGGCCATTGACTACGTGAACTGGGCTCTCGGCTATATCACCGACGAGACCCTCGCGGGCACCTATCCGTTCTCGGGCATCACCCGGGCCTGGTGCTTCCCACTCTGGAACGGTGATGGCACTGTGGCTCTCGGCTTCGTCCAGGACGACAAGGCGGACTATCCCAACTTTGTCCGGGACCCCCTGATCGCCATGGACAACCTCG